ATCGGTCCGTACTCGTTCGTGTTGAACACGAAGGTTGCGGCGAAGACGTTCACCCAGTAGTTCGAGAAGCCTTTACCTGTCGAGCTCACACGGACATAGTACTTACCGTCTGAACCGTCGGTTACCGGCACCAGGACCTTAGACCAATCGGTACCATCCGCCAGACGAGGCTGGAAGACGTTACTCCAGTTGCTCGGCACGGTGTTAAGTGACAGGCCAGTTAGCGGCACGCCCTTATCGTCCGTGAAGGTACGCGTCAGGTCTGCCAAGTCGATCACCTTACCGGCGTCAGCCTGAGGCATCGTAAAGTTCCACTCGTCGCCAGTGCTGTGCCAGTTTCGGAGAGGAAGTTCGCAGCAGAGAAGGTCCATTTGCTATCCGCACCTGCGATCGTGCCACTGAACTGCAGCAGGTTGCTCGTCAGGGTGAACGCAGAGACCTTCACGTTAGCCCATACGACAGTGATCGAACATGGTACGGTCACAGTGTTTCCACCGCGAGTGTACGTGACGTTGATCGTATCGACAGTGTTCGGCGTAGTGTTTGTGTTCGCTGGACGGTTACGGTTAGACGCCGGCAGTGGTACGAAGATTACACCATTTGCCGTCGGCGTCCATGGACCACCAGTAGCCGGATCCATGATCGCACCACCAGAAACTGCCGTGATCTGATCACCTGCAGTCGCACCTAGCAGTTTGATACCGATGGTACGCGTCGCCCCCGCCACCGCGGTAAAGGTGCGTGACGCGGAGTTCATTGTGGCACTGTTCCCGATAGCGACCTGAGGGTTGATGGAGAAATTAACCGATCCAGGAGTCACTCTGACCCCATAACGACCTGCATCCTCATCAATCACCACGATGTCAGGATCTACTGTACCTCCGGTAATCGTAGTAGGCTTAAGGACAAGCCCTCTGACCGGATTTCCCGACGCAAACTTAGCAGTGAATTCCAGTACGACTGGTATCCCCGACGTTACTGGCCCTTCACTTACCCATGTAAAGATTGGTGCCTTGAAGTGATCCGTGACCGCTTGTAGCTGGTGAACTACTTTAGACAGCGGGTGCTTAACTTTAATTGCCCATGTCAGTTTATATTGATCTGCTGAACCCCACGTTTGAGAGGCCATGATGCGGCAGCGGTTAAAGGTTCCGCTATAGCTTCTACTCATAAAGGCGATAGTAACCCCGGTAGTATTGGCGGTTAGACCGATATCCGCCGTCGAGATCTCGAACCAGCTCTAAGCCAGAGTCGAAGAGGTCGAAGGGGGCCAGTTGTCTACGGGCATGGGAGCCGAAGACCTGTTCTGCCGGGATCAACAGACGGTAACCTTCCGGATACACTTCATCGCCCACCGGAATGGGTTCGTTAAAGGTGATTTGGATGAGTTGAGACATAATTAACCTCGCTAGTATGAGGTTAGTTTAAAAGAAAAGGCCCCGAAGGGCCTTCTATTAAGCTGCTGGACCTACGGTCACAGTACGCTTAGCGGTCTTGGCACCGGAGTTGGTCGTGAAGGTGATCTCTGAAGTACCTTCCGCAACGCCCGTTACGGTACCGTCTTGGGCAACAGTCGCTACTGCAGGTGTAGCGGAAGTCCACACGCCGGTCTTGTCAGTAGAGTTTGCTGGAGTGATTGAAACACTCAGTTTAACGGTTCCGCCAACAGTAGTAGTTGGGCTAGCCGGGGACATGCTTACGCTAGTCGGGATGATCACCTTAGGTGTTACAGTTCCGGTAACTGAAACAGTATCAGTCAGCTCACCCTTCGATGCTAGGATCGAAATGGTAACAGAGCCTTCTGCAACCGCAGTCACGAGACCGTTTTCGTCAACTGTCGCGATGGCTTCATCTGAAGATGACCATGCAATAGTCGCACCGTCCGGAGTAGTCGTCGCCGTCAGCTGCTGAGTCGCACCCACTTCGATTGAGAAGGTGGTTGGGGCGATAGCCGCAGACAACTGGTTGGCGTCTTCATACGTCCACAGGCCGTCTTCGAGACCTCGGGCGATCCACTTAGGATAGCCAACTTCGTCAACGTAATCGAATACCTTCGGAGCCACGAACTCAGCGTCTTTCTTGAATTCCAGACCCAGAACGTTAACGACGATGTCGCCTTTAACTTTGTAGGTGTCATCTTTTCCAGAAACTGCTTCGATACGGCCAGCGTCCAGGAGTGCCTTGATGCCATTGGCGATCTTCTTCTTCTCGTAGTGAAGCAGCGTCTTGTGAACTTCAACGGAGTCACCGGCATCATATTCCCGTCCGACGATCGTGACAGGCTTAAGGATATTGAGTTTTAACATTCTGATTCCTCTAATAAAAAACCCCCTTTCGGGGGTTTCAGAAAGGTTCCCTTAAGAACCGACTGGATTAAGCCAGTGCGACCTTGCCCAGTACGAAGCCTTTCGCGTTACCGATACCGATACCGATTGACTCGTAGATCTGGAACTCGATCATGTCAGCCTTCGCTTCCAGGAACACAGTTGGCTCCTGCAGAGAGTAGAACTGACCCAGGTATTCTTCTGGAGCGAATACAGCTACAACATCACCCAGGTTCTGACCTTCAACAGATGACAGGATGTCACCCTTGATGGTAGTGATGATTTCGAAGCCGTAGAAGCTGTCCATAGACCCGGTGTTGAAGTGCTTAGCAGCAACGCTGTCACCCAGCTGGGTAGCAGGTTCACGCAGCATCTGCAGATACAGAGCGTGTGACATCAGGATCTTACCTGGTTTCTGGTGGTCTTTAACCAGAGTCTGGATCAGGCTCATTACACGGTCGGTAACACGGTCACCGGTAGTGTCGAGGATCGCAGAACCGCGGGTTTCTTCCTGGATCATCTTCAGGCCAGCGAAGAAGTTTTCGTCTTCTTGCTTCTGAACGTCCTTAACGGAGTTCTCCTGAAGGATGTTACGGATGTCCGTACGGTAAGTAGCCAGTTCGAACTTCGACTTAACGAAACGCTCAGACTGGATCTTGTAGAACGGAACTTCGTAACGGTTACCCTTGAAGTAACGAACGGTCGGCTGACCAGACAGGCTCATGTAAGCCGCCACAGAGTCTGGCTCTTTTTCGATGATCACACGTGGTTGATCATCCAGACCACGGTCCAGGTCGGACGCAGTGATCATCTGAGGAGTCAGAATCTTACGGGTGAAGCCGGTTTCACGCAGCTTCTGACGAACGAACGCTGACATTGCAGCACCCGCTTCTTTGACCAGGCCCTGATCAATCTTATCGATGAAAGATTGGTTCAGGAACTGTACGTTTACTGTTTCTACTGGGATAGTCATCGTGGGCTCCTTATTACGCTACGTGGATGACGAGGGCTTTCTTGCCGTCGGCCAGGTCTTCGATTTCCAGGATAGTACCCAGAACCGGATCAGAAGCACCAGCTTTGCCGAACACGCCAGAAGCAGCAGTGTTAACGGTGTCGCCTACAACGTAGGAAGCAGTGTCGTCGAACGCAGTGGTGCGAACGATGTAACCGCTGAACAGTACGATGCAGGTGTTACCACCACCTACCACACGAGTGCCGTCGCCAGCAGCGATGCCGCCTGCAACACGTACGGATTTGTCGTCGGCTGGGCCGCGAACTACGATACCCACACCATGGGCTTTACCTGCCGCGTTGACTTTCGCAACCTTACCGCCAGCAACCGGCAGAACCAGGTCACCGTTAGTCAGGGTAGCGTCATCACTGCGGTAGTTCATGTGAAGCCCATTAGGACGTGGCCATCCTTTCAGGAACTCCGCACGGTATTCTAATTGAGGCAGTCTGCTCATTAAATCTTCTCCTGGTTAACTTATTGTAGACAGAACGCTAACAGCGGGTCTGCCGCGGTCGCACTCTGACGGGTTGCTTGCCCAAGATCCCATGGATCCTGATTGGCGCTAGCGATCTTGTTCAGTGTGCCTTCTGGTAAGGATTTTAACGCTTCCAGTTCGTCTTCACTGAATTGGCCCTTAGATTTTAATACATCCATCGTCGGGCTGACAGCAGCGGCCTTTTCGAGCTCAGCAACTTTGTCTTCACTACTCTGTAGTTTAGCACTGAGTTCGTCGAATGCAGCAGCAACTTTTTCAAGAATGCTAGCTTGCTTTTCGAATTCCGCAGCGTGGCTTAGCATTTCAGCCGCGTGAACCGGAGTGTGTTGCACTTCCAGGTCGTTCAGCACGCTGCCAATTTGTTCTTCGCTCACACCTTTATCTGCCAGTGATTTTAACGCAGCTTCTTTCACTAGCGAAAAATCATAGGAAGATCGGATGCCGTTTGCAATCTTACTTAGATCACCAGCTCGGTTACGAATCAGATCTGTATTCATAAATCCTCTCTGGTTAAATGCTACCGTTCTGCTTACGGTAATTATACACTGCAGCACGCCCTGCGGCGCCATCCAGATGCTCATCTGCTACGTGAGTCACTCCGAGACCTACGCCTGCGGATGCTGTTCCTGCAACAATTTTAGTCGCTAACGGGTTAGTTCGTCCCTTAAGACGAGCATAAGCCAGTGCACGACTGTAGAGTCCAGATGACTTTGTCATTCCTCCCACGGCCAGACCCGTAGCAACGCCCGCGGCAGCCGCAGACTTCATAGGGTTAGCTTTGATGGCACCACCAACTCGTTTCGCTAAGGCCGAAGATCGGGCCGTGTTACCTGTTCGGGTAACAAAGCCGCGAGCCCCGGAGATTCCTGAGCGTACAAAGTCGGATAGCCCCGCTTGCTTTTTCAGCTGGTCGGTACGACCAAGGTGATACATATCGACTTGAGCTGCAGCGGAACCGCTGTAACCTCCGGCGATGTGTCCGGCCGCTAGGCCTCCACCAATTGCAACGGGAGAAATGCTTTTAATCGGGCGGAATGCTTTCTGAACAGCTTTACCGGCCTTAGCCTTCTGCGATTTCGCAAAAGCTATAGCAGACTTAGCTGCATCCACTAGGGATGATTCTTTATGCATACACACCTCGGAAAGTGCCCTCCGAAGAGGGCATCAGGGATTACTCGCCAGCGATTACGGCGTTGATAGCAGCCAGAGCGTCGTCGAAGGAGTAGCCTTCAGCGACCAGTTCGTTTACTGCAGCAGCTTTTTCCAGCTCGGAATATTCGCCTTCCAGAGCACCGCTCTGAAGAGAAGCTTCCTTGACCAGCTCTACCGCTTCGGCAAAGTCGATGCCGTTGTCGATCAGGTGGTTTACAGCAGCAGCTTTTTCCAGGTCAGCTTGCATCTGAACGGAAGCTTCTTTGACCAGCTCTACAGCTTCGTCAAAGGCTACGCCGTCGTTGATCAGAGCTGCCAGGCATTCTGAAGCCTGCTTGTCCAGCTGAGAGTCGATCGGAGCACGACCTTCGGTCTGAGCACCACCTTCAGCAGCAACAACCTGTGCAGGATGTTCTGGAACGTGGGTTTTACCTTCAGCACCGGCACGAGCCAGCAGGTCTTTCGCTACTTCGGAAACGGTCTTGCCCGCTACCGGAGTATCTTTGATCTTAGCGTCGTCCTGAGCCTTCATAGTAGCAGTCTCAGCGATGACGTTGTTCTCAGCTTGCTTCTGCAGGCCCAGGCTAGCCAGGATTGAATCAGCGATTGCCAGGCCGGCCTGTTCGTGTGCACTCTTAGTCATGGTATTGTCTTCTCCAGCGTTAATTGAGAGAGCCTGTTCCAGCTCAGTTGTCGCATCCACAGCGGACGCTTGTTTGGTCATCTGATTCGACTCATCCTTACGGTTGATGCTGTCGATCAGGCTATCCAGCGATAATACACTCATTTTAATCTCCTGCAATGGCGTTTAATGGAATCTTCCATTAGTTTAACAGTAACACCTGCGGATTTCACGATTGTGTGAGCTACTGGCATTTTAATCCAGGTGCTTTCCTTCTTGAGTTTACGCTCCACCAAGCCAGAAATCATCATTTTGGCTACGAGAGCGGACCCAGCAATCGTCAGCAGGGTGTTTAAGAGAGACGAACTCTCAGCTGTTTCCTGAGGGATTTCCATCTTGGATGGAGGCAGTCTGCCAAGCTCCCAGTTAGTATAACCTGAAGGAGTTCCAGGCGTACCGACGACATAACGCGACGCACGCTTTTCTACCATGTCAGCACGATAGGATGAACCCTCGATATATCTGACTAATAGTTTAAGCAGCATTGGGTTAGCGTCTTTCTCTTCGATCTCTGGGATGTTCTCCAGGTCGATCGGGAGGCCTGCGGGACCGACATGATCCGCAACCGCCATTGCCAGGTCACCCATGTGAGCCTTGCCCAGGTACTTCTTCGCGAAGAACTTAGACCAGAAGGACATCGATGGGTTCATACCCAGTTCGGCAAAGGCGTTCAGAACCTCGACGAACGGATAGTCGTGGATTACCTCGATGATCCCGTCATCCGGGTCAACGACGCTGTCCAGAATTGCGTCTAACCGATCGTTAGCACCCACGACGTCACCATCCACATGCTTAATCAGGTCCGCTAATTTCTCAACGGCTTCCTTCTTAATGCCAGCGACCGGTTCCTGACGCTCCTGATACTCAACGCCGTCAGCCAAAGCGGCTTCGACAGAAGAGATCACTCCCTGGTGGTTGGCTACCTTCTCCAGAACGGAAGACGTGATGTCTGCCGGACGGATAACGATCGAGATGTCAAAGAACTTCAGCGGACCGAGGTTCAGAGCCATCACTTTGCGGCCGTCAGGGTACAGGGTGTTCAGCTGTGTGGTTAAGTGCGTGCAGTACTCGTTACGAGTGTGGGCTTTGTTACCACAGATGGAGCACACGTCAAATGGCGTATTACAGGCCATGGAGGTCGCCGGGTATTGGCCTAGCTCTGTGATCTTGTAGTACTCGTCCGCCGCGAGAGTCTTGCTAACTTCAACGATGAGCTCAACACGATGCATACGGTGGTTGTAGTACGAGAAGATAACCTTGCCGATAGCTCTGCCCGGGTCCTTGTTAACGTGGTGGCGGAATAAGTGGGCAGGTGACGTCTCGAACGTCTTGTGCCATCGGATCAGCTGTTCCTCTGGGAAGTAGTCACCGTTTCTGTTCGAGCCGTAGTATTCGCCGGCACCCATGGCATTGATATGCAGATAGTAATACCCGTCACGGACTTTGATGTCCTTAACGAAGTCATCAATCTCTGCGGCAGCAGCCTGTTTGGTCAGGCCACCTGTATCTTCAAACAGCAGTGTCACTGCACCGAGTTCAACGTGACCCGGGTGACGGCTGTCGAGTAGCTTATCCATATGGGTTCCTCTGTGGGCCCCTTTCGAGGCCCTGTTATATTACAGTGAGAAGTTACGTGCAGTCAAGGCTGGGCCTTGAGAACGGCGAGATTCCAGCTCAGCCAGCATACGTACTGTCTGAATGTCCAGGTTTTCACCACGGATGGCATTACTCAGGACCTGACCCAGGATGTTCGGGTCGGTGGATACGTGTGGAGCGGTCGCGTAGATTGACTCCGCCAGAGACTTCACACGTTCCTGATCGGCGTGCTGCAGGACTGGGTTGCGAGAGATCGCCATACGCAGAGCTGCTTCGAACTTGCTCTTGTTCATCCCGTTAGCGATGGAGCTGATAGCGGCCGCACCGGCTGCAACACCTAGACCACCCAGCAGAGGAACGGCAGTGTTAGCGATCGCCTTAGCGGTTGCCGCACCCATACCTTTCTCGGCATTCAGGAAGTCCATCAGGCCAGCGGATTTCTCCATGTTCTCAACCGTCAGGTCGACAAAGCGGGTTTGCTCTTCGCTCAGTTCGGTAACGCCCGCAGACTTCTGCAGACCTTCGATCAGGCCTTCACGCAGGCCTTTCAGTAATTCTTCGTTGTGGTTCATGGTGACCTCTTAGTTATGTAAACTGCTCCAAACATCGTTCTTCGGAGCGGAGGAACGTGAAATCTGAGCGACTTCAGGTCCTGCCATAGCGACTGTTCCACCTAGTTTAATTCCGGTGCCAGCCTTAGCAACTCCCGCTTTACCGCCACGCAGCACAGCTCCTGCAGCACGAACGACGGAACCGATGAAGGCTTCCTTGTTCATTCCTGCCGGGCAAATCTCTTCGGCGATCTTCATCAGACGCTCTTCCAGAGACTTACGGTCGGCGGATGCCTGCTTAGCGAAGCCCAGTTGGTCAACCAGGGATTTCACGTTCAGGAGGTCTTCCGGACGGTGCGGGGAGCCGGCCGAAGCTTCTTTCACGTGACCGAACACGAGGTTGCAGAGCTCACCGTACTTATTGGAGTCTCCACCGGTGAGGGCAGCGATCTTGCTCAGTGCGTCAGGATCTTTCCCAACGGCAGCTGCTGTCTTCAACAGGCCTTCCACGATGTTCTGCTCTTCGATGTCCATCGCCTTCAGACGATCACGACCGGAGAAGAACTCACGCTCCATATGGATACGGGCTTCTTCTGCAGACGGTTGCCACTCGGTGGCGGACGCGGCTTTCTCTAGCGGCTCAGCTAAAAGAGAGAGCGGGTTTGGCTTACGGGCAGACGCCGTCTTCTCGATCGACGGAGGGGTCATGATCGCAGTGATCACAGCTTCATAGTCCGCCAGCGGGAATTCAGCCGTCTTGTCCATCGAGTTGTGAGGCCCTGACAGGTATGCCAGCTGGTTCACGGTCTCAACGAGACGAGCCGTTTGTTCGGCATTGAGCTGATTCTCGCTCGCTACCTTAACGATCCCGTCGGTCAGGGGTGTACCCTGAGTGCGGAAGGCCGCGACGACCCCCGCTCCGACGTTCTTAAGAAAATCTACCGACATATCCATCACTTTTTCTCCAGGTCATCGATTGTAGGGAACTTGATGTCATCCCCCATGAATTGTTCCAGCGCGATGTTGATATCTGCCATAGCTGCATCAGAATCGGTAACCCACGACTTGAGCAGACGAGCCACTTCGACCGTTTGCTTAGTCCACTTCGCCGCTTCCTTCGATGCCTCAGAGGAGTTCCCATTGAAGAAGGCCTCTTTGCTCTTATAGAAGCAGTCTGCGAAGATCGCCGTCAGTCCTTCGACCGGAGAGATCTTCACGTCATTACCGAAACGCCACTCGAGGAAACGAACGCCCTGGGTCAAAGCCCAGGACTTCATGTTTCGCTCGGTACCGTCCTTGATACCATCCAGATACGCCATACGCTGCAACTTCGTAAAGTTTGCCACGTCAAAGTACAGAGACCGGTACATGTCCAGAACGGCGACATCCACTTCCAGGAAGCGAGATATTACCTCTAAGTCGTTCGTGGCCAGTAGGCTAGACTCCACGTACATCTTCTGGGTACGGTCTTTGTAGAGTGCCGTGGCAGCGGCGACCAGCTCAGGGAAAGCACCATCGAGAAGCTTATCCACGAGTGGATCCTTCCCGTCAGTGCCCCTTGCCAGAAGCTTGCCACGGTAGTCTACAGAATTAGACATTGGCAGCGATCTGTTCTAACTTCACGTAGGATTCGCCAAGGTTGGCGTACGCACTACGTAAGTTTGTCAGCATGTTACTCAGTGCCTCTGGGTCCATTGCATCGGACAGTTTGTTTGAGTTAACACGGGCCAGGAACAGGGTACGACCTAAGCGGTCTACGGCCTGTCCAATATCCGGGAGGTATTCGCTCACGGTACCGAACATATCAGGGTCGTTCAGCAGCTCAGAGATGATCGACGCTTCGATTACCGACTTGTCTCGGGTCTTAGCGGCCGTGCGGACACGATCTTCCATGCCGAGGCTACGTTCACGGTTGTTACCGGAGATTTGACGCTCTGGTGGCAACTTCTGACCGTATTCCACGACCGGCGTGACCTGAGTCGCTTCTGCAGCTTCCTTCGACATGTGCATCTCAACTTTCTGATTCTCCTGTGCAGACTTCAGCAGTCGCTCAGAATCAGTCGGCTGCAGCTTCAGTGTTTCCACCAGTACCTTCGCCGCCGGACCACGTCCGCCTACTAAACGACCATCGATCGCGAACTCACCGTTGTGGTAAGTCATCGTGTGGAACTCAGGCAGAACGGTCATCGTACGGTGCTCATGACGGACCATCGCGGATGACAGCGAACGCTCGAAGGAGTTACCGAACGCCGGAGAGAAACCGGTGTACACTTTGCACGTGGAGTTCAGGTAGATGTTCTTGTCACCGTTCTCCAGGTTCTGAACGTGCATCAGACCATGCATACCCGGGGTCACCACGATGTTGGCGCGACCGCCTTTACCGTAGATACGACCACGCAGAGTAACGGTCTCACCGTCCATCATCGCTGGGCCACCGTCAGCCTGGAACACGAAGTATCCGGTGCCGTCGAAGAACACGAGGTAGCGGTCATCACCCTGCTCTACGAGAGCGAAGGCGTCGCCTGCCTGGTACTCTTTGGCGTGCAGCGTCTTGATGAACGCGTCGTACGGACGTTCCTGCTGGTGAATCACGATACCGGGATCGGTATAGGAGAACACGCCGGCTTCGCCCAGAATCAGGATACGCTTATCCTTAATGTCCAGGTTAGACTGTGGCAGGATCGCGATCGGTACTTCCAGTCCGCCGATACCTTCCGCGGTGTACGCGTGGCCAGGCTCACCGGCTGCCAGAGTGGTGAAGTGAGAAGAACCGTTGGATTCAACCACGACACGAGTCTGCTCATGCTCACCGGCGATGTGATATCCCTTCTCGAGGATATCCTGAACAGCTTCGTTCGGCAGGTCATCACCGTCGAAGAGAACGCGTGCAACCTTTTCCATGTTCTGGAAGGTCAGCTGTTCGTTCGATAGCAGAGCCTCTTTCAGGGCCGGAACGTTCAGGATGTCGTACAATTCTGCCGACTTCTCGATAACATCCGCCAGGTCCTTACGGATCTCCGGATGAGCCATAGCTACCAGTTCGCCCAGGCGGCCATCAGAGGCGTACATGAACTTACCGGTACGTGGCGGAACGACCAGGTCTTTGAGATCTGGGTTCTTGATCGCACCCTGAGGGATACGAGCGGCCATACCAACGTTGGTGTTCTGCGAGGTCTGGATCTGCTCCACGGTCTTCTTGGTTAACGGGAAGAATGCCTTACGATCAGCCAAATAGATGGAATCGATTGGGAATGTCACGCCTCCACGGGAGATGACCGGGACGTAGAACATGCTTCCGCCATTACGCATAATGAAGACGCCGACTTCAACCCCGTCTGAATCTTGCAGTTCAGAGGACATGTCCTTGAATGCGATTACGTACTTGCTCAGGCCGGGAGAGGCTGCGTTCAGCTTTTCCAGAGCCATCTGACTAAAATTCATAGTTCGGTTCTCCGTTAAATAAACAGTATTTTATCTAATCACTCGTATTTTAGCCATCATTCGTCATGGCATCGAGCAATTCCCGGGTCAGTGAGTCTTTGGTATCTGCTGAGTGCTTCAGATAATCATCGATGCCCTGACCGCGTGAGAAGTGTCCGAAGAGCTTCGGCTTGGTCGATGCATACCGCATGACACGAACCTTACGCTCATTCTCAGGTAAGTGTGAATGCGACCGATAGCGGATGCCACGGGCGATTACCTGATTGATCTTCTCGTTGTTGAAGTGAGGCTCCATACCCTGGAAGGAACGAGTGCCTTGTAAATCAAGGCCTTCAGAGCCTGCAGAGGACAGAAGGATAGCCTTCACCTTGCCGCTGTTGTAATCTTCGATCGCTTGCTTACGTTCTGCCTCAGTGGTTTCACCGGTGAAGAGAACGGTTGGGATACCCTTTTCCTTAAGCTGGCGGTGAGCTTCCTCGAGTCCGGAGCCTAGGTAGTTCGAGTAGATGATCCCCTTGTGATTAGGATTATCCCTCATCATGCCTTCAAAGTCACTGACGATTCGATCAATTTTCGGTGACGATGGCTTCTTGGTCGTGAAACCGGCGTTCGTATTACTGATCTGGCGGATCGCAGAGGAGAACGCATTCAGGTTCTGAGCCTCTTTCTTATCCAGCGGAAGGTTCATACGGATCTTAAGGCGAAGCGGCAGTGGGATCGTCCCTTCTGCATACTGATACGCCCGCAGCTGGTCCTTAGACATGTCGACGTGGATGAGCTCATCGGTACGGTCTGGGAATTCCTGCTTCATGGATTCCATGGCGTCGAAGCGGTCCATGTACTCCTTCCCGATACGGCGAAGCATCGCCTTGTTCTTGACGGAGAGCTTCTCACCCGGCGTCACGCCGAGAATTCGCATCAGCATGCCCGGCTTGATCACCTTCTTGTCGATGAACGCGTCATCGAACTTGCGGGCGTCTTCTGGCATGACTTCCTTCCCGGCCGTCGTGTTGATGACCTTCGCGATGTCAGAACGCTGGTTATAGATCGGCGTACCGGTCAGTAACAAACGCTGCTTAGCCGAGTTGGCGATCTCACGGACGGCGGTAGAACGCAGGCCAGGGTTACGCAGACGGTGAGCTTCGTCCATGAGCATGAACTCGTAGCCCTGAGACTTGTACTTATCCTTGTGGTTAGTGGCACCTTCGTACGAATCGATGTCGATACGGTCCCGCAGTTCCTTAGGGATCTTGTGCTTGTCCATCTCCTTGGCCATGTTATTACGCAGTGGCGCCGGGACTACGAACAGGGCACGGCCGTTCTTGGATTTCTCCAGAGCGGCACGTGCTGAGTCCAGTCCAGTCAGCGTCTTACCCGATCCCATAGAGTGTGCAGCGAGGAGCGAACGCCCCTCACCGACTTTCTTCGAGACACGAGATTGATGATCACGTAACTGGTATTCAGGCATTAGTATCTCCCGTTATGACCGTTACCGAAGTCACCGCCTAGGATGTAAGGGGTGATCGGGTCTGTGCTCTCTACCGGAGATTCTAGTCCGGTCGCCGCGGCGTCACGTAGAGTCTGGCCAATACGTTTGAACGCTAAGCGAGAGATCCAGTTCTGATCGTGCAGTTTCACCGTCTTGATCCCCGGAACGATAGGTTCAACCATCAGGCCGGAGTTAGAGATGTGCACCTCAGAGATGCCGTGCTTGTTCAGGTACTGGATGTGCTGATGGTCCAGAGTGGTACCTGGAGTCAGTTCCAGAACCGGACGGGCCAGCTTCTTACCGGCAGCACGCTCGAGTGGCAGCACTTCCTGGTCTTTCTGCAGCTCATCCTGGATGTGGTTCACAGACAGAACCTGTCCCGGCATGTAAGCCGTGTCTCCGGCATCCTTCACCTTCACGTACTTGATCATGTTCTTCGCGATCAGATCGAAGTGACGTGGGTCCATTCCACCGCCGTAGATCTCGGACAGCTTGTTCGACATGTAACGACGACCGGCACCGATACCGCGGAGACCGACGAGTTCACGCGGGTTCACCATACCGGTAGACAGTGGCTGACCGATCTTGATGCGGGCACCCTGCTCCACGATCACATCCTGGGAGTTCGGGATGAAGTATTCCTTACCGGATACGTGCACCTTGGTATCGCCCAGAGTCGTCGTCTCGATGTGAGTGACGGTACCGTTCGTGTCAGAGATGATCGCCTTGTCCGGGAATTTCTCCTGGTTCGTCAAGAGGTTGGAGGTCTGATCGAACGGGTTGACGGACTTACCGGCCTTCGCATCGTGCTTGGTACCGAGGATCATCTGGGTCAGAACTTCGGACGCAGACTGTGCAGCGATGACGCCGACGTTCTCACCGATTTCCGGAAGCTTACCGCGGGAATCTAAGCCGTAGCACTTCTGGCACACGCCTTCCTTCGCCTGGCAGGTCAGGGTCGTACGAACCTTCACTTCTTTGCGGCCGTCATGCTTCATGTCCGCGAAGTAACGCTCATCGATCAGACGATCTGTACCGGCTTCGTAGTGGAAGAGGATACGTTTTTTCTCAGACATAGGCTCAACGACACCGTTGTGAGTATGACAATCAGCAATCGTCACGACCTCGTGATAGAGGTTTGGCGTGATGGATTTGAACATGTCACCTGGCTTCGAGGTCGAGAGCTGGGCGGATACCGTGTTACCACGACCCCAGTAGGACATCGCTAAGTGTTCCGCCGGCGTCAAGCCTTCCGCGAACGAGTGAGTGATCGCGAGCGGGATTGGTGTACCGTCGATTCGCTTAGACTGCAGAGGTGACGAGGTCGCCTGCTGGAGCTGGTTAGGGTTACCACGGGCACCGGTCTGAGCCATCAGAGCCGCGGTAGATTTACGGCCCACCATGTAGTTCAGGTTCTGCTTGGTCAGAATCTTCCCGTAGCGATCCGCTAAGTCAGCCAGCTGTTCACGACGCTCACGTTCGGACAGGTCCTTGTGATCGTTGACGTGGTTCACCGCCGTCTCGTACTCCTTCAGGAGTGCTTGGCGTTCATCGGAATCGTTGTAATAGTCGGACAGGGGCGTTGAGTAGCCGTGTTCGGTCGCCGTGTTGAAGAAGAGGTGGGATAGATCTGAGATCGTATCCGCTGCTTTCTCACCACCGTGCGTGATCACGTTCGACATCAAGTCCTTGACACCATTCTTGTCAAGCAGCTTCGACGGATCGAAGTGCTTCTGTACTTCTTCAGGAAGCTTGCTCTTAATGAGTAGCGCCCCGGGAGTGATAATTTGAGTCATCATGTCACCTTTTCGTTGATCAACTAGTCGTATTTTAGGGTATAAGGATAGTGTAAACAACAGGAGCAATTATGAAAGGCATTACTCATCGATACACCTTCCGCGTCTGGGAGTTCAATCGGCCAGAGCCCGGGTACATCGATCCGGAACACGTTCGCATGCAGGCATTCTACCAAGATACTTACCTCTGGGGCGTTCGTATAAGGCGTCGATTACTGTTCAAAGAGCGGGTTCCTAACTTCGCCTGGATACAACAGGGATGCCTGGGTTGGTGTGACTGGAAATCTGCTTGTCCACCCGACATCTGGTTTCTCTGCACGGGTAAAGTCAAAGGCTGAAACCTGGTATAAGTAAAGTATAGAAACGAAGGGGTTTGCCCTCGTAAACGGAGAAATATCATGGCAATCGCTACGTCGTTAAAAGTGATTAAGCTTCAGGACCACCCTATCAAGCTAGCTCAGTTCGATGGGATAACGTGGGTAGCACTCAAGTCATTAACCACATTCTTAAATCTTGACTACGCCAAACAAGTTCGCACACTTGCAGGGAACACTTCTATGTCAGCTCTCGGCAGTCCGTCGGTCGCTGCACACGCTAAGATGATCGCCGATCCAAGCGGTGTACACGACATGTATATCCCAATGAGTGATGTATCACTCTGGGCATCCACGCTTCTCATGGAAGATCTCACCAAGATCGACCGTCAGAACCTGTGTATGCACATCCTGCCTGGCCTCATGGCTAAGGCATTCTAAGAGGGTCAAACCCTCTTTTTAGTCATAAGTTACACGAAAAGTTACAAAGAAACCCTTATGTGACGCGGCTTTCAGAGGATTCAAACGTTGTAACCTTTGTAACCCCACCTCAAGACCCTTATATAAGATTAGGTACCCTTTATATATTACGAATGACTTTTTCTAAAAATAGTTATATATAGACACCCCTTAGGGCTATAAGTCTGTGACTAGGTGGGTTTGAACGGTTACAACGTTTGCCACCCACCAACTCCTTGTCCTGTAAGCTTATTCCTCGTACGACTTGCGGTCCGCGTAGTAACCTGCAACGTTTCCAGCTGCATTTCCTAAACGAGACATCAAGTATGCCGAACCCAGAGCTCCGGTCACAGCGAGCAGCGGGTTGGTTTCACCCTTCATGATGATGCGGGCGGCGAGAGGCACTACAGATGCGATACCTAGGGCAGAGCCCATGTTCGAGTACTTCGACTGCTTGTCACTCATGATGTTCACGTGCGTCAGAGGTTCAGGGATGGCACCGACGGACTCTGCTGCAGAGACGCCACCGTCAATGACGGCGTCCCCTGCTCGACCCACGGCATAACCCCCTGCTACGCTTCCCAGGAGCGCCCCTACGAGGCGTGCGTAAGGGTTCCTTTGGGCTACTAGCGCCCCGAGCTTAGAACCCACTACAGCGCCTCCTGCGGCTCCTGCGGTGCGTACCGAGTCCTTCACGACGTATGAGATGTCATCGATCGGTCGGGTCCACAGGGCCTGTTTCTCAATGGGCTTCTTCCGCAGCAATTGACGGATACGGGCCTTGAGATAAGATGCAGCGATCTTATGCGGTCGTGGGTCGGTCATCGCCTTAAGAGCCGCCTTCGTCTCTGGGGAACGGTACGTCTCTACCGCTACCGGTGTGTTATTTTCCATTCTTACCTCTCAGTTTCACGGCACGGCGGTACATGCCCTTACCGGCCATACGGGTTCCTTTGAAAAGGCTGCGTAGAGCAATGAACCCGCCAATCGTTGCTCCGGCCTTGATGCCTTTATCGAGATAATCTAGTTGATCGTTCATGTGGAGTCCTCCATTCAGTGTTTATTTTAGGGTATAAGAAAAGAGTAAACAACACAGTTACTTTTGGAGATGACCATGCAGACAGGATCCGTACTGACTCTGAACTTTTACTCAAACCCGATCGACGTGATGATCGGTGACGACCAAACGATTTACCTCAACTGGAAGCACTACTGCGACATGATAGGTTGTGACCCGGAGGTCGCTCCTCACAACTTCACCGTTGGCGAATTCGATGTGGCCTACATTGCGTTCTCCTACGCCGTGCTGCATGCAGACCGTCTCTTGGTCAACGTTGAAGATCGTCTCTTCGCCGATCTGATTCGTGAAGAGTTCCCAGGTTACATCATTAAGGAACTCGGCCTGATTCGTGAGATGCTCCCGATGATCTCCCTGCCATACCACATGTACGACGCCGGTATCTTCCAGCACGGCGATAAGATGTACGTCCTGGTTGATAAGCTCAAGCGGTTCACTAACCTGATCGAACCCCATATCCCTCTCGACGTCCCTCGCTTCCCAATCATGATCAAGGTAGCGATGCCTCGTACGGGGTTCATCGAATTCGGTGGGCGCCCGGAGAAAGACGAAATGGCTTATCCTACTTGGATGGTCGAAGTCGACTCTCTGCCATATATCATCGAATCGACCTACCATAACCACCCTCCCTTCCGAGCTATGACGAACGGCACGCACAGCTGTCAGATCGCCCCGAACACTAAGACTAACCAGGTCGAAGATCGAAGGGTTAACGTTAGCACTGTCCTTTTCGGAAAAGATGAGGAGATGAGTACACTGATGCCTCCAGATGTCATGGATGGCGATGAAACGGCTTGGATGGGGCGTGGCATCCGCAGGTAAAATCAGGGCGGAGGTATCGCCCATGCTAGTCACACTGTACATCAACGGGCTCGCTGTTGATACGCTGAGAGACAACAGGATCATCTACGTGGATATCGTGAAGCTCTGGAAGTCGCTGAGGATTCGGGAATACCGACAGCCTCTCCCGGCTAACCTAGAGCTCATCACGAATAACTCGGATCGGTCCTACACCATCGGGAATTACTGCACGGTTGACGAGACTATGGCGGCACTGAATGAGGTCCCGCCGGAAGCCTATGAGCAACCTGCAGATGGTGAAGTCATGAAGCGGGGACTCGTCGAAGTCCTGGACCGTTACTGGTCTGCTCAACCCGAGTTCACACCTGTCTAAGGCCCTACGGGGCCTTTTCTCTTGGGGTACCGATGAAAAAGATGTTAGAAGGAAAGAACGGCCAGAATGTCATTCCACGGCCTGCAGTTAATCAAGGACACGAAACGTCCGTACGTATCGGTAGGTTCTATCCGTAACGTCATGGGCTTTTCGGGAGATGAAGTAAAGCAAGCCCTGAAGAACATACGGGTGCGGGAACACCGCATACTCGTGACGTGGGCAAGTCGTCAATTCCATACTACCTGCATTCGACTCAAGGACCAACAACTCGGCGGCAAGCTTCCCAACGGCCTGGTCGAAGACCTCTTCAATGAGTATAGGAAGCTGTTA